CGGTAATAATGTCTGTTGCTTTAGAAGCGTTAATTGTTTCTGTACCGTATGCAGTCATAGCACCAGCAACAGCACGAGCAATGTCGCTAGTTTCACCAAGACCAGCAGAGCTTGCTTTGGCAGCATACTCAAGTGCGCTTAGTGCATCATTGCCACGCAGACCAGCAGAAGTAAGAACGAACAAACCATCTGCTAATTCTTGTGGAGCCTTAGCAGTTTCGCCAGATAGTTTAAGTACCTGTGTTCTCATGCCATCAACTTCAGTGCTGGCAATACCTACGAGAGAAACAATCTTGGTCATTGAGGAATCAAAGCCAATGGCAAGATTTACAGCAGCCCCACCAGCAAGTGCAAGTGGCGCAGTCACGTTCATAGACAGTGACTTGCCAGTGTTCTTTAGTGATGTACCAATAGCATCAGTTGCAACTGTGAACTTCTTAAAAGAACCTTCAGCGCGTTGGATGTCACGAATGGCTTTGTTAAGACCCTTGCTATCCCATGCCGAAACAATCGGAATAATGATTGACATTACTTCACCAACAACCTAGCGTTTACTTTTTTACTTGCCTTCTCTAATGATACGAGAACGGCAGCTTGTACTGCTGGCAACTGAACCATTGCTGCTCGCCATACGAAACGTGAAGCCGGGCCATTCCTGCCACTTAGGTAGTCAATCATTGCGCGACCCTGACCATTCTTGGCGTGAGTACGAGTGCCACCCTTGTAGTCGTATTCTCTAGTTCTACCTCTGGTGACTTTATTCTTGCGCCCTGCCATGTCAGCCATTTGTAAAGCTGCTGAACCCGGTGTTCCCTTTTTGCCACCCACGACAATAGACACAAGAGATGCCTCATTGCGCACTGCTCGTTTTGTAAATGAGGTTCTAACAGATACCTTCATGCCAGATGGATTCCAAGAGGTGCGCCCACTGTGTTTCATTCCACGCAACGGTGGCTGGTTAGGAATGTAAGCCTTGATAGATGTAGCAATGGGTTCAGCTGCAACTCTTAAATCCTTGCGCAAATCTTTAACTAGATTTTCGTCAAGCAATCTGAGTTCAGCAATAGTTTGGTCTATGCCGTAAACCTGTACCTTTGCCATCTATCAGCCTCTCGATTCGCTTCCTCGGTGGCGCAGATACATTCCCATAGTAAAAAGCATACGGTCACTTTCATCTAACAAAACTGATGGAGCAATACCAGTTTCACAAGCTAGATAAGCGATGTACCAATGCTGACTACTATCCCCAAGGCCTCTTATTTTGGGTCATCATCACTTGGTGTAATTGACTCCACATCATCTAACCAAGAATCAAAGTCTTTAGGTGTTTGCTTCTGACGGTGCAGTGAGTGCCACGCTAGGAACAAGAGGTCAGTTAAGCGCATCTCTTGTTCAAAGCGTGCAACACTTCTTTGGTACTTATCTTCAAATGCAACTAGGTCTTTAGCAGAACACACAACGTCTTTCTCTGTTGTGTCAGTGTATTCAATACGCAGGTTGATTCTCATGCTTAGACAGTCCCACGCACGATAGTGCCGGAAGTTGGCCAAGTTACAGACAGAGTTGCAATGTCACCGACAGAGCTATTGAACGGGCTGTACTGGTTTACTAAGCATGTTGCTGTGTAGCTTGGGTTAGTTGAATTGACTGAACCTGAGGTTGGTACTACAACAACTGTTGCCAAAGTGTTTAGCAATGGGTAAAGAGTTGCATCTACTGATGCTGCGCCAAAGTCTTGCATGAATGAAAGAGTTACTGAACCAGTCTTTAGACCACCGATACGGGTGCGGAATTCGCCACCGAATGCAGTTGTTTCTAGATCGTCTGACTCAATGCTAAGTTCAACGCTGTTTAAGTTTGTAGAGAAGTTAGTGCCATTGACTGTAATCTTGTAATCAGTCGCTGCGAATTTTGCCATGTGTATTTTGCTCCTAGTTAATCTGCATAACAAAGAACTACGAACTCTGCTGAGAGGTAGTTCCCTTCACCTATTGTAATGTCCCCGTAGTTGCGCACATCTGTCACGCGAACATCGAAGGCTTTTCCGCCAAGTGTCTTATCTGATTCTACTGCACGTTTGATTGAGTTTGCCCCTGTGCCTGAAACGTAAGAATCTAAAGTGTTCTGTCCTGATCTTTCGCTCACTCTATGTCCAACAAAGATAACGCTGAACGTATAGGTAACCATGCCACGCTGGAAAGTGTTATCAAACTGCACGCTCTGTGGAAGCACAATCGCCATAGGTGGCTGGGGATTATCTGGCTGATAGTCAGAGGTGCGCAGGCCAGCAATGGTTGCAAGATTATTCTTGATGCCAATGCGTAAGTCAGATACTAAAGCCATTACGCAAAGTTCCTAACCCGGCGATAAGGCGCAACCAGTTGCTCAACGTCTGGGTCTAAATAACGGCTAACGCGCATTGCGCCCATGTCACCGAATCCAGCAATACCAAGTGGTGAATCTAAACGCTTAAAGATACGGCTACTCTGAATGATGCAAGCCTGTGTAATTGAAATTGGAACAGATGCCCAGCCAAAGACTCCGGTGACTTTGACAAGAGCCTGCTCAACTTCTACCGGGAATAAGTAATTCTCAACAGCACGAATGCGTGTGTATGGCACAGCAAGTCCATCCACGTTGCCGTTCAGTGGCTCAAGCTGATAGTCAATAGGTGACCACGTTGTATCAAAGACACCATCGCCTGCGGATGAAGTTTGCAAAGTTATTGCAGTTCCTGAAATGTCATCAGTCTGCACAATAAAAGAATCATCCGCTGCGTATAAGCGCGTAGCAGTTCCAGATGAGTAGAAGTATCGGGCAGCGTGTCCATCTATTGCCCGTGATGCTGATTCAATAGCCATCTCTAGTAAAGAATCATCAACAGTATCGCTAATGCGTAATGCTGCCTTTACTTGGTTAAGCGTGGCGTAGCCATTTGTGATTGCCATGTAACTCCTAAGTCTTAACTATTCTACTTGCGTTCTGCTAATGCCCTACGGATTCCCTCACGCAAACTGATCTTAGGAACGAAATACTGATGCGATAAATGTTGTGTGCCTACTCGATACTGAACACCAACAGGTGCTGTCCGTATGTGGTTAAAGACAGGATTGTAACCTGCTTCATCGCAGACCATTTCAGCAAGGTCATTAAAGCTAGTAGCCATCCCTGAACACAGATTGAACGTGCCAGTGTATCCAGTCTGGACATGCCAAAGCACAGCCTGAACTATGTCCTCAATGTGGATGAAGTCGCGTACCTGCTCACCATCGCCCCAAATGTCAAACGGGTCTGCCTTGGCTAGAGCGCGGTCAATAAAACTAGGAAACGGGTAGTCAGCATCTTGGTCTGAGCCATAGCCAGAGAACGGTCTAAAGATGAACACGTTGGAGTCCGTTACAAACTGCGCTAAGTATTCCCCAGTAAGTTTTGCCCAGCCATAAGTCAGGTCAGGATTCCTAACGGCATCAAGGTTTAAGTCCCACTCATCTAATCGGTGACGGCGGTGTGATGTTTGCAGGTCTATTGGGTAAGCAGCAGAGCTAGAGAAGTAAACCGTATTTATGGGTTTTGTTCTTTGCACCCAGTTAAAGAACTCAGCATCTATGGATAAGTCTGTGGCAACGCTTAATGGCTCACCTTCGATAGTTGCGCGACCACCAACAATGGCTGCTAGATGAATGACTAGATCGAACTGGTCTGTGTTGGTCTTGAAGAAGTCCCGGCAGTCGTTGCCGTCTTTTAAGTCAATGCCTGTAATGTCGCTATCTGGCAAAGCCTTAACAAAGTTGCGCCCAACAAATCCCTTGTGGCCTGTAATAAGTATCTTCATTTGCAAACCCAAATCTGGTAGTCGTAGTAATACTGATCAGCTAGTTCTAGCAACTCGAAACTTACCGTTTCAAATCCTGCTTTTGCAAGTAGTTCTGCAACGCCGTCTTTATCCCATGCCCAATAATGTTCTTGATTTACGTCATCCCATTTTGCGTGTGGCGTAGTCAGTAAAAGGTATTTGGTCTTTGCCCGTATTTGCTTTAACACATCAACAGGGTTATCTAGATGCTCCAGAGTTTCTGAACAAATAAACAAGTCCACGTCAGGTATCTGCTCAATGGTTTTGTCTATTGCGCCGGTGAATTCATACTTAGGCGCGTAGTCCCCAATGTAAGTCTTATGTAGTTCTAGCCCGTTTATTATGAACGCATCCCCAGCAGATAGATCAGCCGCGCTTTTAACGCCGTCAATAGTCTTTGCTATTTCTAAAGTCTTATTAACTCGAATAACGTGATCTTGCCAATGGTGATGTTCATGCGGTGTTGTGTAGATTTTGGCTAGTTCAGCATCAGACCACTTAGGTCTAAGTCTGGTAATCATTACCAAGCCTTTACGTTCTCAACGTCATTAGCAAATTCTGTGGCTAGGTATTCAGCAAAGATAGCCTGATCGCCATTGTGCATTTCAGGATTATTTACAGCTGCGTATCTATCGTCATGCTCTGCCTTGCCGTTTGTGTAGTGCAAATGTTCAAGAATTACATCTGGCAAGTAGTTCACGTTCTCTAAAGCGTGACCCATTGCAAGCCAGTAGTTATCTAGAAACAAGTGCTTTAAGGCTGGCGGTGACATAAAGCCAGTAGCCCTAATGATCTTGCTAGACATGAC